GACTTTTCAATCCAACTAAAGATTTCTTCTGCCTCTGCTTTTGTTACAATACCTCTTTCCACCGACTTGTCAATAAAGTTTTTCTTAACCTTTGCCATCACGTCAGCTTTCTTTTTACCAATTGCCTTACGCAGAATATCTGCTTCTTGAAGGTCAAATCCGGCAATCTCTTGAGCTAATAAGATAGCTTGCTCTTGATACACTAGAATTCCATAGGTGCTCTTTAGGATTGGCTCCAGAGCCTCATGGAAGTATTCTACAGCATCTTTCTTGTGCTTTCTATCAATGTAGTGCATAGTTAGGCTCTTGCCTTTTACTATCGCTTCCAAACAACCGGGACGCATAATAGCAATCAGGTCAGAGAGTTCTTCTATGTCTCTAGGTTTTGTTTGCTTTGCTAAAGATCTACCTAGCTGTGATTCAAGTTGAAAAACACCTTTAGTGTTACCTTCGCAAATTAAATCCCATGTAGCAGAGCAGTTCATATTCATCTTTGTGATATCTGTATCAAAGATAATACGACCCTGTTCATCCTGTTGGAACTCGCACCCACACTCTAAAGTTATCATTTGAAAGCACCTTTAAATTTACTTACGCTTGCTTGTTTTCTGTGAAATTTCATAAATTTGACCATTAATTTAGCTTCATCAATAGTATCAGACAAAGCTTCATGAGCTTGAGACGATGCCTTCATTCCAAAGAAGTCTCTGAAAGTATCGAGCTTCATGCTGTTTGGCTCATCAAGATTCTCAAACCACATGAATAAAATATCCATCATGTCAATCTTGGTTACAGTTGATAGAGGCATCTTTGTACCATACTTATCAGCCATTCGCTGAAGAATAGGCATGTCAAAGCCAATGATATTATATCCTGCAGGAATAGGTTCAGTATACCATTGTCCCGGCTTCTTGTCAACCTTATACTTCTCGCAGTATTCGCAGAAGTTCTTCCAGACAACTTTTTCTGACTGACCGCCCTTCCAATCTTTGATAATATCTTCCGTTTCTACTCCACGAGTTTTTGCGTGCCAAGCAATTGTGTCTTGACGAGCCTTTGTGAAATATTCTTCTTTGTCAATATCGTCTGGTTTAATTGTTGCTCGAAAAGCCTGTTCAGCCTTGATCTCTAAAGTTCTAGGATTTACTGGGACTGCGGCAAGCTCAACGGCGTTGCATGTCTGCGGATTCGGGGCATCTGTTTCTAAGTCAAATACCATAATCCATCTATTATTCATCATACTTATGCTCCTTCTCTGTAGTAATTATACAGTCATCCTGTATGTATTCTTAATGATTGTTGGAATTTCCATGATTTTATCCAGCATTTTAATTCCGAGTACATCAAGCTTAAGTAGTCCTGCATCTTCGCAAGATGGACCTTCAAAGCCTGCGAGTTGACCTTTACCTTCTTTATCAATGACCATTGGACATACATCATAAATTGGCTGTGGTGAAACAACAACTCCAGCAGCATGTTTGGATTGAATAATCTTTGTGTCTTCTAGTCTGATAGCTTGCTCAAATATTTTTGCAAACTTGCCTTGAAGGACACCATTATCATCAACATAACACCACTCTTTCAACTCGTCTTTTTTGTTTTCTAAAGCCCAAGTAATAACAGAAGCAGTGCCAAGCTCTTCCTTCATATCTTGCAATTCATCAGCAATCTTTGCTTCATCAAGGATATGTGATGTGATTGCATTTTGCTCACTGAAGCTGATGTTTCCACGCGCAGCCATAACTCTTTTCAGGGCTGCTCGCCCCTTCAGAGTTTGAAATGTAACAATCTGTGCAACGTTATCTTCACCATACTTTTGTTTGATATAATCAATGATATCATTCCTAGATTGTTTTGGTACGTCAATATCAATATCGGGCATCGAAACACGACCGCCAGCATTACGTCCTGCATTATAGAATCTTTCAAAAATAAGATCATAAGGCATGGGATCAATCTTGGTTATATCCATAAGATATGAAACCATACATCCTGCTGCACTGCCGCGTCCCGGCCCAGTTAAATATCCCCTTGAATTTGCGTACTGTAAAATGTCTCTAACAATTAGGAAGTAGCTAGACAAGTTAGTTTCAGTAAAGATTTTAATCTCTTTCTCAACTCTTGAACCATAGTCCTCAAAGGCACTTCCACCCTTCTCAATGTGACCCATCTTACGTTTCCAGCCATCACGACATAGATACCGCAAGTAATCATTGGGAGACATTCCGTCAGGGCAGTCGAATACAGGTGGATTAGGAGGTCCCAATATATCATACTGGGAACACATATTTGCTATATCAACAGTATGAGCCAGCTCTGCTTCAGTATGGAACTGTCTCATTTCATCATAGCTAGGAATGTGATAGTTGTCCGACTCAAAGAAAGCTTTCAATGAGCGAGACTTACCTTTGTTAATCTCATTCTGTACTTCACTAAGGCTTTTACGCATTGCTGTGCAAAGAAGAACTCTCTGATCGTGAGCATCTTCCTTTTTACAATAGTGCGCATCTGGAGTAGCTACGCATGGAATTCCTGTAAGTTTAGAAATCTCACGCAGCTTTTCACCAACTTCTTTGGCTTTAGTATTAATAAGAGAATCAATAAGCTGAATCTCAATATAAAAATTACCTTTGCCAAAAGCTTCCTGCAAACGCTCTGCTTCTCGGATACCTTCGCTCTTCCAATTGGGATTATCTACAACCACATTTGCAAGACGAGAACCTAAGTGTCCGCTGAAAGATACTAGCTTGCCGTTAGAGGCGGCAGCTAACTCAAGAAAATAATCATATCCAACTCTTGGTTTATGATAAAAATGTTCTATTTTGTTTGATATAGAGACCATTGATAGAAGAGACTTCCACCCTTGAAGGTCTTTACATAATACTACTTGATGAAATAGTTTTGAATTATCTGGCTCTTTAATTGTTGCAGCTTGTTTGCTAACATAAAGCTCGCAACCTAAGATTGGCTTGAACCCATTAGATATTGTTTTGTGAAAGTCAATAGCGCCACTGACGGAGCCATGATCTGTTAGAGCACACGCATCGACTTCTATTTCTTCTAGTCTTTTTGCGATGTGTTTAGTTTGAGAGAGTCCATCCAGTAGGCTGTACTCGGAGTGAACGTGAAGAGGTACATATTTCATTTTGTTAGTTCCAGAAAGTCTTGATACAAATCACTGATTGCTAAATTATACATGTTAACGTGAGTTTTGAAGTTATTGGAGGAGTCTATTTTTCCACTTTTCCAAAGTTTTGCTCTTTCCCAATACTCTTCAGAGCGCATAAAACCACACAACCAAATGTTTTTAAGTCCATAATATTTCTTAGGATGCGATTTACTAGACCTTTCAAATTCAAGACTAATGAACGCATAAACGTCTGGCTTTTGATGTCTGCTTGTTTCAGCAATTGATACATCATAGTGTGGTCTTGGCGCAACTGTTCTTCGTTTTGTTTTAACTTCAAATCTGTCACCAGATTCAATTAGCAAGTCGTGATTGTATTTTTCAAGACCTCTGTTGTTACTAACAATAGTGGCGTTAATGTACGGAGCTAGGGCTTCTTCGCCTAGATACCCAGCTACATTTCCTCCACCTCTGAGGATGGAGTTATTGATTGATCCTAGAGACTCTGCTTTTTCTCTAGCGCTTCTTATCATGTCTTTTGTAAAATCTAATTTAATCATACTTCGCCCGGAGCTTTGTATTTTCCAATAGCATGGTCTGGAGACATGCAGTTTGCAGTGACCCATTCAATGCCATTTTCTTTAATCATAATCTTTGTCTGTTCACACTTTGTCAGAGGAGCGCCAAACATATTGTCCATAACATCTACATTTGTTCCTTCATATGTAGTCTTGCCAGCAGGACAAAGTTTGGAACACTTCCAAGACTTTCTAAGCTCTGGAGTCTTTGTATTTTTAATTACATTAAACTTAGCTTTTATCATTTCTAGTGTCTCAGGAATATCACTGTCTTGGAAATGAAGAGTGAACGGGCCACCATCATTCATAAAATGAATAGTGACAAGAAAAGTTTCAACTTCTGGATAAAGCTTTTTGCAAGCAAGATGATACATTCTTAATTGCGGGTCTTTTTGCAGTTTAGCTTGGGTTTTTTCTTTTCCAGTAGCCCAGTCCAGTCTTCTTCCTGTTTTCCAGTCAATGATCTCATAGACTCCATCGCCGATGTCGGTGATTAAATCTATAGTTCCTTTTAGTGCTAAATTACCTTTTAGCTTTGTTCCATCTGCTAACTCGTACTCATAAGCTGCCCAATCCTCTTCTATCTCAAAGTCAAAGTGAGGCTCAGCTTCTACAATGGTTCTGTTTTTGGGATCAAAGAATCCATCATCGTCATTAAATATCTTCCAAACCCATCTTCGGCAATGCTTCAGATCTAATGGTTTCCAATCATGATGTGTAGTCCTAGACGTATAATATTCATAGACTCTATCAATAATTTCATCTAGATATTCTGGGTCGTAGTTAGCAGTTTCTATCTCACCAATCTCATGGTCTTCAAAAGTTGCATAGCCGTCCTGCAATGCTTTCTTTGCAAGGGCACACAGCTCAAGTACCTTATGAACGATAGTTCCCTTGTCAGCCTTCTTTCCGGAATCGCCTCTCCATCCAAGAGTGTATTCCATGTAGTATTGCATGGGACACATTCTGTGAGAGTTGAAAGAGCTACTTCTGAAGTACACAATTGGTATTGACATTATTTCTCCATTCTTGGAATAACATTTGGGAGATCTTTAAGCCCATTATGAATCATCTTGATCGACGTTTTCACATCTACTTTTGCATTATCACAGATAGAATCACATAGCGATAGTCCTTCTTCTATTTCTTTTTCGCTTGCATGTTGATCTCCTTTTGAGTAGGGATCTCTTGTTAGTCCCAGAATGTAAGCACCTTCTTTTTGGAGTACTGTTATTTCATTCTTGAATCTAACGTCACAAATCAATGCTACTTCTGGCTTGTCTTTTTTAATCTTCCTAAGCAGAGAGTTAATCCACACATTAGGATCTAGATTTCTAAAGAAGTCAGTTCCGACATACTGAAGAACTTCTCTAGCAGTCATGTAGCCCTTTTTCTTTTTATCAACAGAAGACCATTTAATATTTGTCTTGCTATTTTTATCTTTATCAGTTCCATAGGCTTGTTCGTATGTTAGACCAAGAACATCAATGCACAAGTCTTTTAACGTGTCCGCAAGCCCATATATTCTGATATAGCTTCCGAGGTGATCTTCAAACAGTTTGGACACATTCAGATTTTTATCAGAAAACTCGAACCATTCTTTGTCCTCCAAAGTCTCACCGAATATATCGCTAACTTCGACAGTTCCTTTTTCTGAAAGTCTGCTTTTCTTGCATACTCCTAATTCTGCAAGCTTAAGTGCAAGTATATAATTACATGCAGTATTTTTACCGCTTTGTTTCTTTCCTGCAAATCCAACTATTTGTGTCATCGTTAGCCTCGGTTAAAATATTCTTCTAGTGTTTCTAGTCTATCTTCAGCATCAGCTAAAGCGCTAAGTGCTTCTTCAAGATTGGAGTATAAATCCTCAGTCGAATGGTCTCCAATACCAGCCGGATGATCCAGTAAAATGTTCAGCGACATAAGTGCCTTATCTCGATCTGCGTATGCCTTATTATAAAGATAATCAATGGCATTTAACTTGTAGCTACTCATTTAAAACTCCTCATAAGCTTTCATAGCTTGCTCAATAAAAGGTTTGATGTCTGATGTCACTGTATCTACATTGAGGTCAGCAATATCAGCAGCATCAAAGCTGGGGAAGTACAAGCGGTAAAGCCTTGAACACTGTTCCTCAATCTTCTTTGCTGCTTTTTGGCCAGCCTCATCGTTGTCCATAAGACAAATAAGAGACAGCGCACCAGATTCATCAAGTAAATTCTTTTGTTCATTATTAAATGCTGTTCCAAATATAGCAACAACATTGTGTATTCCAGCTTCAGCTAATCGCCAAACATTTCCGGGTGACTCTACTAGGATTGCCACACCAGACTTTACGATTTCATCTTTAGCTCTCCAATAATTATACAACCATTTCTCTTTTTGGAAGCCTTTACTATGCATCCATTTTGGGAAATGATGACATTTTCTCTTAGGGTTGTGATAGTGTCCACATTTGCCACACTTTTCAAAGATGCTTCTACCTGTGCAACCTACAATATATTTATGTTCATTATCATAGATAGGTACGACTGCACGCTCATACATAGGTTTAGTTGGATTGTCACAATAGCCGACATCATAATCTTCCAGTACTCTAGAAGAAAAACCCCTGTCAAGATAGTATTGGCAAGGAACTTCTACTCTTGCTCTGTATTCTTCCTGAGTCGGGCCGCTTGGCTTTGCTGGTTCTGCATTTAGATTTCTTACTAAACTGCCGAACTTCATCTTTTCAATATTGGTGCTTGCGGCTTCAAGCGAGTTAAAATCTTTATTAAGAAAAGATAATAGAAATTCAACAGATTCTCTAAAAGAAGCTTCTTTGTCACCTTCTTTTTCCCAGTTGTATTTGACTCTTGATAGAATGCCTTTAATTAGGCTAACCATACTGTTGCCGAATATTTCTTCGCACCCATGTGTTCTACATTTAAAATGAGGTTTGTAGTCACCATTGGGATAGAAGTTCAGTGCTGTTGGATTATCGCCACCATGAATTGGGCAGCATGACTTTATTAATATGTCATTCTTGTAAGATGTCTTAGTTTCAAAGTATGCTAAGATTTGATCAATGTGTTGTGCAGCGATCTTCTCTAGAGTTCTAACTTTTGCATAGTCAATCTTTTTATTATTTAAATGGAACGTCTTCGTCATCACCAAAGTAGTCTCCGTCGCTATCGTTATCATAACCGTTATCTAGTTCAAAAGCTGTTTTACCTTCAACAACCATGGCATACTGACCTTTAAGTTCAGCATTTATATAATCTCCCGGCTGTATTCCTTCACCATGTCTTGAAATCACAGGAACAAGCTTCCTGTTACCGTTTTCAGGCCCATCCTTTGCAATCTCTTCGTCTGACTTACGTTTGTAGATTGTAAAGTTAGAGCATAACCAGATGATTCTATCAGAGCCAGACGCAGTGTCTGTTGATTCTTTAGTAATACCATCTCTGTTGAGCTGTATAAAAGTTAAAATAGGAACCTCATATTTGAGGGACAGATTATGTAGGGCGGTAATCATAAATCCAAGAATCTGAAATTCTTTCATATCACCTTTTATTTCGGCGGAATCCATCAACTTTAGATAATCATAAATTATCACACAGTCGTTTGCTTTTCCTTTATCATTTAATCCTACAACCCTACTAATCCATCTTCTCATGATAGACGTTTGCTCTTCAAAAGACGCTCCTCCAATACTCTTGAAGTAATAAGGAAGATTGTTTACTTCCTTAGCCGCATCCATAACCTTCTTTTTAGTAGCTGGATTTTTGGCAAAAGCGCCTGTTTCGATATCATTAATCGGAACTTTGGAGAGCATAGCCATCATTCTATGTTGATGATCTTCTTTACGCATTTCGGTATCCAAGTTAAGAACCGGAATGCCTTGCTTGGCGATGTTAATGCCCATATTATCTGCAAGCAATGTTTTACCTGTTTTAGGTCTTGCTCCAATAACATTGACAGTTCCCTTTCTAAAACCTCCTCCGATGGCATAGTCGTATCTGGGGAAGCCAGTTGAAATACCAATCTGATCGACAGGTGTTTCACAGAGCTCTTCCAGATGCTCCTCGACATCAT